AGTCACTCATCCCGACTTTCCCCACCCTCCATCCGTTGGCTTCGTAGTGATCCCATGCTCCCAATGCCTGATTCTCGGTCAATGGGTTTTCCATCTCTTTTGCGTAGGCGGTCCATTCGTCCAGGGTTGGCTTCGTGAACCTCTGCCTCTTGGGCTTTGGCGGTTCGGGCGCGGGAGGCGTAGCCTCTTCCAATTCCAGTTCCATTGATCCTTCCTTTCCTCCTTCCTCCTTCCCTTTACTCCTTACTCCTTCCGTAGAAGGTGAGCTACAAGCAAAACCCGTTTCTGCTACAAGCTGTGCTACTGGCTGTGCTGTAGCAGAGCTACAAGCTGTGCTACGATTTTGCGCCTTTGCCTGCCCTCCACGCTTTCCCGCCTCCCTCTTGGCGACAACCTCCAACTCCTTCTCCACAGGGTAGTTCCACACGGACAGGCTCCCGGTTCCGTCGAACCGCCACAGCCCGCACTGGTCCCGCACCTCATCCAGTGTGATGCCGCACCCAAACAGCCACGCTCGCTCATTCCAACCCCCAGCGCCGTCAATCACGCCCCCGTTCTCATGCTCCGAGCAGTACGCCAGCAGTTTGAGCCACGTCGCCTGCTGCGTCGGGCTGGCGGAAATATACTCCGACTCCCGGAGGGTTGTGGTCTTGATGTTGATCCAGATCATTGGGCGTAAAAAAAGGCCACCATCCGCCCCGCGCTAGACCCTGCCCATGACGGCAGACGCGGAGAAAGATGGTGGCAAATTGGATTTGTCATGGAGGTTTCGCCGGGGTCTAATCGGCGGCGCTGATGCGCTGGGTCAGGATACCGCGGACGCGGGGGTTGTCAAATGTCCAGACTCAACTGGGCCTTGGCGTTTTCCAGATTCTGGCACGCTTGCCGGAAGTAGGACTCCTTGAGCTCCGACCCGACAAATCGCCGCCCGAGTTGCAGCGCCCCGTACCCTTCCGACCCGATGCCGGTGAACGGCGAGTATACCAGTTCGCCCGGATTCGTCCACAGTGTCACCGCCCGCTCAATCACGTCCAATTGAAGCGGACAGATGTGCTTTTCGTCCGAGTGGTCCCGCGCTCCATTGCGATTCAAAACGCGGCCTTGATCCACTGTCATCCAGACAGGCGACGCAACCTCTTGCCACCAGTCCACAGAAAACTCCGACTTGTCCTTTGTGACTGGCTTCGGATTCTCGCCCGGAGCGCGGAAAACCAGCAAGTAATCAGGAGCGCCAACTCGGGATCCAGTGGAGTCAGAGCAGAGCGTTTTGTAAAGCAGCCCGTGCGCTTTCGTCCGCTGCATTTCGGTAACGGGGCTTTTCCATATTGTGATGCGGGAATGGAGCGTAAACCCACGCTTCCAGAACGCCCGGATCAGTTCGCCGCTGAAATCCTGAAACCCGATGTAGCCGTGTTTCCACTTCGTCGCCAGCAAGTCCAGACAATGCACCGCAACCTCCCGACCCGGCACCATGATGCGCTTCATTTCGTCCACCAGAATCTCAAAGTGCTGCGTGAACTCTGACAAGTCCGCACAATTCCCCATGTCCTGCAAGTCGTCAGAGTATGTGAACAAGTCCGCAAACGGAGGGGAGAAAACGGAGAAGTCGATGGAGTGATCTGGGATAGTCCGCGCAACCCGCACGCAGTCTCCATGGTGAACGGTCCAGCCCTCGCCTGATTGTGTTTCGATGTCGGTTTTCATTGTCAGTTGTTTTTCGTCGTTGTTGATGAGTTCTTGCGCGGCAACCTTCATGGACTGCTGCATTTCTTCGTGCTGTTTGATCTTCGCCATGATGGACTTCACCACCGCTCCCTCAGTTTCGGCTTGGATGATGTATGCGTTGACTTCCTTGGTTTGGCCGAATCGGTATGAGCGGCGCAGCGCTTGATACATGTTCTCAAACGAGTACGAAAGCCCGACGAACGCGACGTTATGGCAATGCTGCCAGTTCATTCCGTAGCCAAATATCTCACTCTTGCTGACCAGTACGCGAATCTTGCCGCTGACAAAATCGTCAGCCGCTTGCTCCTTTTTCTTCGATGTGTCGCTGCCACGAATCTCAACCGATCCAGGGATTGCTTTTGCCAGTCGCTCGCTTTCGTCGTTGGTGTTGCACCAGACGATCCAGCATTCATCCGATGCGTTGACGATGTTGGCAACGGCCTCAACGCGGGCGGGTGAAGTCAGCCGCATTTCGTGGTGCATCGTCGTTGCTGACATTGTGGCGTGGCGGAAAAGCTCGCCCTCGCCAGCGCCTTCCGTCTGGTCAACCGCCACCGTCACACTTTGCATATTGAGTTGCGGTAGATTGTAACCACCATCATCATAACCGATATCGGAAGGTTTGCTGATGCAAGCAGCCCACGACGCAAGCCACTTCCAGAACTCAGTTTCAGCGTGCTTTTTGAGCCGCCAGTCTCCGGTATTGAACGTGTCGTTCAAAAAGAATGTGCACAGCATCTGATCCCTTGTGCAAACGCCTAAGAAATTCGCATGGTTTCCAAATTCCGTGTAGTCGTTCGGGGATGGCGTAGCCGTACAGCATAGCTTATATGGTGTCTCGGCAAATGCGTCAGTCAGTGCACGCCGAGTCTTGCCCGTGAAGTTCTTCAGTATGCTGGACTCGTCCAGAACGACGCCAGCAAATGACGCCGCATCAAACCGATCCAGCTTGTCATAATTCGTGATCCAGATTCCCGGCCCATTGCAGTCCGATTGCGATTCCGCGACGGTGGCGGCAATCCCGAATTTGACGGCTTCGGATGCCGTCTGGTGAGCGACTGCCAGCGGCGTCAGAATCAGCACCATCCCGCCAGTATGGATTGCGACCTGATGCGCCCACTCCAACTGCTGCGCGGTCTTTCCAAGCCCGCAATCCTCAAAGAGTGCGGCGCGGCCTTTGCGGACTGCCCATTTCACGATGTGAGATTGCCACGGAAAAAGAGGGGCGGTGAGTTCTCGCGGTTCAAATCCGATTGACTGAGCGCGTTTGGTTTTCTGCGTGATAAATTCGTCGTAGTTCATTTGGTTTCGGTTGTGCCTTGCGGCGGGGATTCGTGGTGCGGTTCGCGGGTTGCGTCAAGTGTTTTTTCTGTGTAACGCACGGATCAATTCCATGGGTCCACTCCAATCATGGAACTCAATCCGCATGTTTGGGTTGCTGTCCCCAATGTGCAGGAAAACAAACTGCGCCTCGCTTTTCAGTGCTTTCATGAATCGCGGAAGCTGAGTGTCGGTGGTGCTGAGTACCTCAAACGTATATCCGTTGCGGCGAAGCTGATCGGCAATGGGATTGATGTATGTGGATTTTCCGATGCCGGAAGATCCGATGACTGAGATGATCGTTTGTTTCATTGTGTTTTGTGGTTGGGTTGTTGGATCGGGTTGCGGGGTTGTCACGGTTGTTTCTGATGCCTCCATATCGCCCCCGCTTTGGCATTGCAGGCGTTGGAGCAGTACTTTTTGACCAGCCAGTTTTTCCGGGTGGTGGTTTCGGCGGGCCAGTATTTCTCCCCGCACACCGGGCAGGTCTTGACATCGTCCCGCTAGTTGGAATGCGGCGGCGGCTTGCAGGATATGGGGGAGTTTCTCATTTGGCGCATTCCTCCATGTCGAGGTTCCGGGCGTGCCACGCTATCAATGCGGCATCCACAAGCCCATCGTGGACAGCACTCCCGCCCGGTCGCTTCGTCGGCCATACCTGATCCGTCCAGATTTCCCGCGCCTTAGCCAACGCCGCTGGCTTCGTCCCGCCCTTCGGCTGAGTGCCAAGCAGTGCCCGTTGCCATGAGTCCAGTGGGTTGCCGGATCTGACGGTGATGATGCGTTTGGTGGGAAGCTCCCGGCGGACGACGCCCATGATGATGCCGAATGAAATCGCCATGGAACGCATGGCAGACTTGGACTGCGCGTGTTTCGGGCAGTCTTCGACAGCAACGGTAACTTGTGAATACGAGTGGTTGAATGGCACTAGGAATGAACCTAGTGCATTGCCGTCAATTATCCCCCGCCACAGGCTAAACGGTCGCATGATACAGATGCCGCCGTTGCTGCCGTAGAGAACGACGACGCCGCCGGTGGTGCCGCCGTCGATGCCGATGTAGTAGTCGGAGGTCATTTCAACGCCTCCATTTCATGCTCATCTTGCAGCGCCATGTAAGCCAGCCTGTCAACGTAGCTGTCGAGGTGATCCGGCGAGCGTTCAATGCGTGCGGTTTTGAGGGCAATGAGGAATTGATAGCCTTCGGAGACGGTCATTTGCCGCCCGGTTGCCTCACCGAAAAGCTCGCAGATGCGGGGCATGGATCGTTCCTGCTTGATTCCGGTCGTGTCGTATTGGACGCCTCGGGCTTCGATGGTATCGGCGGCGCGGCGGAGGAGTTCGGCGGCATTCATAGTGGTAGCTCTGGGGTTTGTTCTTCTGCCTCGCGGCGTTGCTGGTCGCGAATCCAAGCCGTAGCCGATTTCAGGTTGTCGATCAGATCCTCTGCGGTGCGGAGTGATATGTTGTTGCGACCGTGGAGGAAAAGACACGTTTCGTCACCGTCAACCTCCGCCAGAACGTCTCCGAAGGTGCGCTTTTTCATGGGAGTACCTCCTGCCATTCGGTCACAATGTTACCTCTGGCTTTCCAGCGATCCGCCTCATCCGCGTGCTGCGTGCGGACATAGCCGCTGCCTCCGAATGTTGCGCTTGGCGTCTCCCACATCCTGCGCGGCTCCGGCTTTACGCGCCAGCGGGACAGGTCGCTTTGCATGTCCGGTCCTGATGTCGATCCGTTGTCAACCCATCCGACTACTTTGGTGTCGTATTCAAGGATTTTCCCGTTTGCCTTGGCGGTGTAGAGCGCCGCGAGTTCGCTGGCTTTGGCTTTGATTTCTTCTGGTGTCATGGTGTTGGGTTTGGTTAGAATGGGATAAAATCTTCGTCTCCAGCTTCCTGTTTCGTCGGAAGTTTCTCGTAGTTCTTCGGAGGTGGTGAGGATTGTGGCGCGCTCTTACGCCGGATGATCTTGGCGCTGCCAACGAACACGGACGGCTCGTCGCGGCGATCTTTGCCGAGATCTTGTTTCACGCTGGCGTCATTGCCGTACTGGTCGGGCATTCCGTCTTTCGTGGGCCAAACCGTAAGGGTGACGTATGTGCCTTTCGCTCCTCTGTAGAAAGCGTCCTTCTTGAGTTTCGTGACGTCAATTGTCAGGCTAATAGGTTCCATATTTATTGTGGGTTGATGTTTTGTGGTTGGTGGAAAAACTCTTTGTGATGCTGGCGTGCGGCGGCCTCGTATGCAGCTGCGGCTGCGTTGAGGTCAGTGAAAAGGCCAAGATGTTTTTGGCAGCCATTGATTCTGAGTTTTGCGTGCCACTTCCGGCTCTGCTTGTGCCACGTCACTCCCTTGTAGCCGGATGTATTATTTTGTTGCACCCCTCGATTCCGCAGGTTTTCTGCGTGGGAGGCAAGTCGGAGATTAGTGGGGTTGTTGTTTGCGCCATCCCCGTCAATGTGGTCAATGTGCAGGCTTCCGGGATCAATGCCGTTGGCGAGAAAATAGACAATGCGGTGGACATTGTAATTACTGCCGCCGAGGCCGATTTTGTAGTATTCCTTGCCGCATCCGGCGGTAGATTCCCATCCAGCGACCTGACCAGCATCTCTCGCATTACGGATTCGCCAGCCTCGGTCCGAATCAAAATGGTGGCGGGGTCGAATTTTCCACCGCAAATATGACGGCGATGTTGGGTCAAGTTCAAGCGCCTCACGGATCATCTCCATTGGGAGCGGTATTGCTTTGTTATTCACGGGTACAAAAAAGCCGCCATCCGCACCACGGTGAGAATCGCCAGATAATTCCGGCGGGCGTAGGTTGGATGGCGGCAAATCTTTTGTCATGGCGACTGATTCTCACGTCAGCGGCGCGGAGCGCACGTCAATCATGCGTCAAAACCCCGCAACCGTCAATAAGTTTTCGTGTGTTCGGCGTCGTGAAATCGCGGATTCCGCTCTACCACTTTCGCCCAACCAATTGGGATTGGTCGCGTAAACCGAGTTCTTAGGTGTTTTGGAATCTGCTGAAAAACCCTGTGAGTATTCCCGCACGAGGGCGCAAATGCCAGCTTGATAACGATGTCTAGATTTGCCCTAGTGTCACTTTCGTAAAAAGCCGCCGGGTCAATCTGCGAAACGTCGATGTTTGCGAGGATCATGTCATTGTCGTCAATCATAGCAGTATAGTCTCGATATTGCTTTCAGGAACCGCAAGGTGGACGTTGGTCATCGTCCGCACCTCGATCTCGCCGCTCCAGCCGTCCTGATCCGCGAGCTTGCCAACCACCTCAACCCCCTGATCCGTGCGGAGCCAGTCGGCTCTCTGCGGGCCGTCAATCGGGGTGACGGTGGGGAATTTCCCGCCTTGGATGATGCGGCCAGTGGTCATTTCTCCTCCTCTCCGTATGGCTCAATTCCGCCCCGGTTCATGCGGTCCTCTGGTAGTGGTTCGCTCCAGTCGGAGTATAAGCGGACCCATCGCGGGATCGCAAGATCGCACTC